TTTTGGACTGTTGATTTTTTCTGAATTTGCTCGAATGTGCATTGCTTGTTTTTCAAGTTCACTTTGCACGTCATCCATATTACTTTCAACATGGAAAACTAGCCCAGCAGCAGAGACTACAGCAAATAGGATTGCAGCAGCAGTCTTTAAACTGATTTGTAACTCTGTGTCTTCGCTAACGTGAACTGGTTTACTCATATTTTATAGCCACTTAGGTTTCTTAACTTTCTTAAATGGTTTTGAGATAGCATCGCCTGCTTTCTTAGCACCATCTTCTACTTTCTTGCCAGTGTCTTTTGCAACATTAACAGTAGTGTCAACTGCTTTTGTAGTTTCTTTTGCTACAGTGTTAGCATCTTTAGCTACAGTGTTTACTACTGCTTTGCTCGAGTCTTCTACAAACTCTTGTGCTGGCTTTGTGTCTACGCTAACACTTAGGTCAACATCAACACCTACTAATAATTCAACTTCGCCACTCACTCCAACAGTAGCAACACCGTCATCCATAGTTGCTCCGCCGCCTACTTCTGCGCCTGCTTGTACGCCTACGCTAACTCCGCCAGTAGCTGATCCGCCATTGCCGTGACTGTCGTATGCACTTGTTGTATTGTCTACACCAACACTTGCTCCAGCGTGTGCGCCAGCGTGTCCAGCTACACCGTCTTTGCCAACTTGTGCATCAGCGCCAACGCTTGCGCCTGCTTCTGCATGCACTGATGTTTCGTTCTTAACTTCTACATCGCCTACTTGCTGACTTGCGCTGGTGTGTGCTTCTGCACTTGCGCCAACTTCTGCGCCTGCTTGTGCGTATGCATTGCCGCCACTTACACCTGCTTGTGCGCCTGCACTTGCATGTGCTTCTGCACTTGCTCCTGCTTCTACAGTTGTATCACCATAGGTAGCACTTGTGCCTGCTTCTGCACTAACACCTGCTTCTGCACTAGCTGCGGCAGTTGTATCAGTCACTTCTGTGCCTGCACTTGCATGTGCTTCTGCGCCGGCATGTGCTTCTAGATCAACGCCGCCAACAGTTGTACTTGTGCTTGCATCAGCGCCTACTGCAACACTTGATTGCGGATTTTCAATTTCCGACCCTGCGGTAAATCCATTGCTTACGCCTACTTTAGGACTATTGTCCTCTTCTTCGTCTTTCTTTTCCACTTGGTCTGACATAGGTTCTCCTTTATTTGTCTTCCATTAACTTTACTGCTTCGTTATAATCTTCTTGACTTACAATGCCTTCACGTAATAGCTTTTGTCTATTGATTAGATGCTTGCCTTGTACTTCTTCTTTTGATCCGCCAAAGTATGCTACACAATGTCCTTCAGATATCATTATGTCTGTTACTAAATCTCCTGACGGAGTACGAAAGTCTCCTAAGATACGCCCGAACTTGCCTTTCATATCTTCGCCACTTTTATTTTCTGTTGTGATTAACTTGCCGCCGCTTTCTAATAGTTCTTTTAATCTATTCTTAGCTGCTGTGCCAAATACTTTTTCCACTTTGTCACTTGTGCGTGACTCTGGTGTGTCAATACCCATAATGCGTACACGCTCGTCTTTGAGCCATACTCCAAATCCTAAGTCGATGTCTACATCTACTGTATCGCCATCTACGCATTTAAGTAGTACTACGTCATATTCATTTTGTGTTTGCATTTTAGCCCTCCGTTATAATGCATTATTCTGTTATGTTAAACTTTAAATTTTCATGATCCGGATAGCTTACTACTACAGGTCCTTCTGGACACACATAATCAATACGAGCAAGCAACGTTGCTGTGCCTGCTGGAATCATATGTTGATGGTCATCATCAATAGTAAACGAGAATCCAAACTTATCAATCTTATCGCTTGCAGGTCCTGAGAACTTAGTGACGCTCGGTGATACTGTGTGTACCATGAACTTACTATCTTTAACTTCTAGTGTAAAGCCCTCTACGCTACAATCGTCTCTGTGTTTTTCACGAGCAACAATCACATCAAATGTACCGTCTCTAGGTGCGTCTGATATTGAAAAATATTCAGGTGCCCAAGTAAGTACATCCTTGCTTTCTAACTTGTCCCATAAAGTGTAACCCCCACCAATCAATGCAAATGTAGCAGTTACTACTCCTATGCCTTTGGTGATGTTTTCTACGTCAAATACCCACATAAAACATCCCTTTTAGTTATGTACTATGTTTATTTATCAAGAATAAAGGGCGACATTGCTGCCGCCCTTGGTGCCGTAATTTATAATTCTAAGTATTACTTAGAAGTTGAAACTTAGACTTGCTGTTGGTGTTAAGTCTTCAGCGTCTACATCATAGTTTGCGCCTGCTGCAAATGTTGCACCAGCTACGTCCATTGTGTACTCACCACCGATGTTTTGTAGTAGGTCTGTGTCGTCGCCATTTAGGTATGCTGTTAAGCCGCCACGTGTTACAACGTTTTCAAAACCAATCACTTCTGCATCTACATCATAAGTCATTGCGCCGCCTAGTGTTGCTACACCTAAGTCTAGTCCTGCAACGCCTGCACCTAGTACAGTGTTTTCTGTATCCAAGTTGTAGTCTGCTGCTGCTGTTACGTCAAGACCTGCTACACCCATTGTGTATGCACCTTGTACATTACTGATGTCAGTGATGTCTGTGTTCCAGTCTGTGAAGCCTAGTGCTACTGTTGCTGCACCTGTGGTTACTGCTACGGACTCTGTCATTGCCGGTGCTGCTAGTGTTTGCTCACCTTCTGCACCTGGCATTACACCATTGTCTGTGCCAAACGCTACGCCTAGTGCGCCTACGGTTGTACCAACTGTCCAGTCAGCAAGTGATCCGTTGCCGAATCCGTCAACTTCGAAGTCTAGGTCAACTGTTGCTAAACCGTTAGCGTCGATGCCTAAGTCTAGACCAAATGTTCCGCCATAGTTGTTGTTGGTAGTTTCAGCAAAGTCAAGTGATACTTCACCTGAGATAACTGGACCCATTACTGGAGTCTGTGTTTCTGCGAATGCAGATGTTGCAGCCATTGCGACTGCTGTTGCCAGTACGATTGTACGCATTATAGAAAGTCCTTCTTTTTGATTCTTTTAGTACTCTGTGAACATTGCATTCACTGTAGTAATTACCTAGATAATACTGATTTTTACCTAGTCGTGAGCGGATTTAGCGTGGTTTTGTATATTTTAAAAAAAGAGTGTTACATTGCTGCAACACTCTTTAGTGCTATGTTTGTTAACAAGGTCTAACTACCCCGTAGCTGCCCTTAGGCTGCTAATGCTATATTTGCTTCTGCAATTATAAAGTTTGTTCGCGGTAACGGCGCTTACATCCCGATAACTCCACTAACTCTATTAACTACCAGTCGATCCTATTTCGACCCCATCATAAAGACACTAAAACATACCACCTTGCCGTCTTTGTTTGGCACACCAAGATTTATAATCTAGCATCTTGGTTTTGTTTTTCTTTCTTTTACAGTAATCTTGATACTCTTTATCAGTCTCGGCAGTAGGAAGTTTTTTCCTTTTACCTTTGTAAAACTGTGTGTTTCCACTCCAAGGGTTACTGTATCTCATTTTAGCCTTTGTGTCTTTATGGTGGAGTCGCCGGGTACCGCCCCCGGGTCCTGTATAGCGTTTGAATTGCTTCAACGTTACAATACATATTTATATGTACTTCTATAGTATAACATCATTTAGACTAGTGTCAATCAGAAAGATAAATAAAAGTGTAGTCCACGATGCGCTAACATCTGACTACTCTATTGTTATGAAGGAACAACAGCATGAATATTTATACTCCCTACACATACCTTATTGGCTGGTCTGAACACCAAATATATTATTACGGCGTAAGATTTGCTAAAAATTGTCATCCTAATGACCTATGGAAATCATATTATACTTCGTCTAAACGTGTAAAAGAATTTAGAAAAAAACATGGCGAACCAGATATTATACAGATTAGAAAAAAATTTAAATGTCCTGAAAAAGCCAAATTATGGGAAGGCACTGTCCTTAAAAAAATGAATGTAAAACATAGACAAGATTTTTTAAATATTACTGATACTAATAATATTGTGTCTAAAGCAATGAGCGACGGACTAAAATCTCATTGGGCAAATTTAGATACAGAACAGCGTAAGATACGAAGTAAAAGTGCTGTTGATGCTATGCAAGCAAAATTAAACACTCCTGAAGTTAGAAAGAAACTTTCAGAAAAGACTGGGGCGCGGATGCGGGCATTGTCGAAGGAAGAAATGTACAATCATCTGAGCGGAGTTCGTTCATATCATCAATCTTTTTCAAAAGAGGAAAGATCTAATAGAGGAAAAATGCTTGCTGCAATGCGAAAGACTGTAACGTGTCCGCATTGCGACAAGACCGGTTCAACTGGAAACATGAATAGATGGCATTTTGATAATTGCAAATTTAAAATTTAACACGTTTAGAGGATCCTTGTCAAGTCCTTTTCTTGATGATGTCAACCACTCTTTTGCTTAGTACAATCTCATAATGGTTTCTATCTAGTTCTGTGTACTCTACATCATCTCTACACATCATGCTCGCTCGTGTCACAATGCCATCATTAGTTCCTGTAATCCAAGGAACATCTCCTACTGTAGACACAACTTGCAGCCAAGGAACTGTAATCTCTATCTTACGGCTTGTTCTTATGAAGTCACTGCTGGTCCTAATGTCTCTAAACAACTGATAGCCAGGGTTGAGCATTGCTCCCCACGTTGCTATTTCACTGCCATTAAACGGTGTTGCTAGACTTACTACGCCCTTTATATTATCGACTTCTTGCTGTAGATAAGTTGCGTACACACCGCCAAGACTGTGTGCAACAATAAACAACGGATCTTCAACACTGTTAAGTGTCTCAATCATTTCTGCAAGATTGTCTTTTGCTGTGCCTTCTTTTTCGTAGTTAAGAAAAATAGGATCTTTAGAGCGGATGCTCTTTTGTATAAAGGCGAAACTGCGTTCACTTGCAGTTGCACCGTGTATGTAAATTAATTTCATACTATATTTAAGCGAAGATGTCTAGTTCTTCAGTATGCTTAGATGATAGTTTATCTTTTGGAGGAACAATCTTACGAAGCCAACTGTCAGCAATATATGCCTTGGGCGATGGCCCTAGTTGAATGTTTAGGTCTTCTGCTTCGATCCACCAGTAATGATCGTGAACAAGACAAGTACATGTCATTCCATGTGCTTCAAATTGTTCACCTTCTTTGAACTTGCCAATGTATTCTGCTACATTAACAATTCGTCCTACGTTACTAGGATTAATGCTAAAAACAATTACTGCTTTATCGCCCTCTTGTACGTTCATTCTTCTTTCTTCTTTGGTTTACGACCGTAGAAGCCGCCTTTAATTTCTAAGTCTTCTGTACGGGCAAATGGTTCACACTGTGTAATTTTGCCGCCTTTGGCAAGAAATTCTTCAATTGCTTTGGTCGATTCTTCGTCAGTTTGTCTTGGTGTTGGATTCATAGTCCTATCAGTCCCCATCCATGGTTTGCTATTGCATTTAGTATAATAAAAAGGCCAACAAGTACTTCAAATAAAACTATAGCAGTTCTAATTACAGCAACTTTGTCAGCCTTCTTATCTTCGTCAAAGGCCTTACTCCCTAAGGCTTTAGCCCAGACAATCCACATTACATGTTGTTCTTACGTTCTTGAATCTCTGCACGACGAGCTTTTGTTAGCTTGCCTAGATCACCAAGTGCGCCGCGAGCGCGGGTTGCTGCTGCTTTGACATTCTTAGTTTCCCAAGCTTCGTGTTCAGCAAGGTAAGCATTAAATGCTTCTACAATTTGTTCGTGTTGTGATTGTTCACTCATATTTTTTCTCCTGTAATATGTTCATAAATTTCCTTCCAGTTAACTACTTTAGTCATACCTTCCGGGATATCATCATGCATGTTAAATCCATGCTCCATCAGTATTGATTTCAGTCCTAATTCTAAACCAAGTACTGCGTTTGATAGTTTGTCTTCGACCCAGTATAAACCTGAATCACGATAGGGTTCAAGTGCAGCATCTTTGTCTGCGCCTGTATCTAAACAAACTAGTTCTTCAAAAGCTGTTTCACCAAACAGCTTCTCTAAATTCATTTTACGAAGCTTGTATGCATTAGGATCTAAACTCATACTTGTAATGCAACGGAACACATATCCATGTTCTTCGTGTAGTCGTTTAACATAATACATTGCGTCACGTAGTGCAGGAAGAAATCCCATTGCTGCACTTTCGTTAAATGTTATTACATGTTTAATTGCTTCATCTCGAGAAATGCCAAATCGTTTTGCAATATCATATTCCCAATTGCCATTTTCGATCTGTGTATATCCACGTTGTTCTAGCCAACAGCAGAATGCATATTCCCAATTCATAACTACGCCATCGCAGTCTGTGAGTATTACTTTTTTGCCTTCAAGATTATTATATTTCATAGTGCCTCTTCAATTTCATATTATATATTACTATAACATAGAAAGAGAAAGTTGTCAACCTATCTTGGATATGGATAATTTGGAAAGCCGTTAGCCATCAGTACAGGTTGATATTGTGGAGGCATCGTTGTATAGCTGTTGTTTGCTCCTCCCCAACTGCGTTTAGGACCGATATCAACATGTATAAAATCGTTATAGCACCCTATGCCAGTAAATCCTGCATCAACTGCACGTTGTATCATATCAATACGTGCTTGTATATTAGATGTTCCCCATTGTATGTCTGCTGCCAAACGTCTCATATGTAGACTTCTAGAAGCTGCGCCGCTTAGAGTTGCATTATATGCTGGACTTCGATATCCACTATTCATTATAATAGGACGTCCTAAACTTTTTGCAAAGTTTTCTAACTTAGTCCATACTTCTGGGAGTACTCTTGTATTCACACGAGGGCTGTTTTTGCGAATCCATTCTGACGTTGGCTCTGGAATACTTGCATCAACCTGACTATCTGCGCCAGTTGCTGCATCAGAACCGGGGGCAGCGCCAGCTGGCTGTCCTGTATTTGGACTTACTTCGCGGCCTTCCAAAGGATCATTTAAATAATAGTCGCCGCCTGCTGCTTGTTCTGCTGCAATTCCTTCAAGTATACTTCTTGCTTCGGCATCACTAATACCGACTGTATCGTCAAGACCCAGTACATCAGCAATTGCGCCGCCCATTGTAGGACCGCCATTTGCAAAAACATCAGGCGAAAAACTAAAGGGCGAATCACCGCTACTATCTGTGTCACCTTGTCTATATAATCCTCTACGCTCTGACATTACTGTGCTCCTGTATTACTATAATCAATTGCTGGCGGAGGGGTTGATCCTGAACGATTTATTATTGCCTGTTCTTCTGGGCTTCTTGCTATTACCTGACCTGTTGCTGGATCAACTAGATCAGCATTAGGGTTTGCATTTTGTGATGCTGTTGAGCCTTCTGGTCTTGCAAACGGCCAGCGCTTTCTTGGCTTGCTCGGATCAGGTATTTGATCTGGAGGTCCACTATGAGCTCCTTGAGTTATTGCTCCAGTAACTTGGTTGTCAAAGCCAAGCTGTTCACCTAGTGCAAATGGTGTTACTATAGTAGTCGGTCCTCTTAGTCCGTCATCAGGTCCTGCTGTGCCTTCTGCTTCCCAATAATAAATTCCTGAAACTCTTATTAATACTTTGAGTGTAGCAGGATCTTGTCCAAGTGTTTCAAGTATACTTGTTCTTTCTGCTGCTAAGTCTCCGCCACTATCGCCACTCGGCGCTGCAATGCCGCCACCGTTTGGAGACACTGTGCCTGCGTTAATAGCTGATGAAACTCTTTGTGCTGCTCCTCCTAATGAAACTGCAACCATTGCTCGTTGAAAGTTATTTAATACATTACTTGTAACAATGCCAGATTCAGGATCAGATTGTAGTTGTTGTAACAATCTAATGTCGTCTCGTATTCCTGTTAGATATGTAATAATTAAATTTAGCTCTTCAGTATAATCTACGTGATTAAAATCTGCCATTATACATTATCCCTTGGTGCCATTAGATCTGAAAGATACTTAGGTGGTGTTTTTCCGTTGGTGCCGCCCCAATATCTAAGAGGAAGTATGCCTGATATTATGCCAGAAGTTTGACCTTTCCACGCAATATCTACATGCATGCCTGAGTTATTTAAATATCCATTGCCCATGCCAATTGCAGTTGCGCCGGCATCTCTACATGCTTCAGCAAACTTTATCATAACTACAAGATCGTTAGGTGTAAGAGTAGATAGTTCTGTGCCAGCATCATCTGTTAGTTTAATTTCAGCAGCATAGCCTTTATCAAATCTATTTGATCCTGATCTATTTCTGCCGACGACACCGCCTTCATTAACTGGAACTTGTCCGCCACTGGTGATCGATACATTGACTTTTGCTGCTGTTGCTGCTGTCTCTAAGATATTAAATAACTCTGCTTGAATAGGCAAGGTTCTCGTTCCAGTTAAGCTGTATTTAATTTTGCCTTCTGCTGAACCTGCTGCAACTGTAAGTTGGTCCAATGGCACTGTGTTTTCAAAATAGTTTTCGCCATCGAGTCCTACAACAGCCGCCGGACCGCCGCCATATCCAGGGCTCTGTGTTTGCTGCCTTGTCGCTGTAGCAGATGGTGTAGGAGTGGTATTACGCAATGCATTATAATTAGCTGCACTGGTATTACCTAAGTCAGTAGGATTGCCTATTTCTGCATTAACCAAGTCAAGTGTGCCCGATTCTTGCATATTTACATATTGTCGTGCTGCTGCTGCAATGTTAGCAGGATTGTTGGCAACTGTGTCAGCGTCACGTTGATAGACGCCTTTTGTTCTGTCGTCTGCTCTATCTGTAATAATACGTAAATCTGCTTGAATATCTTTAAACAAACTTGCTATTTCAGCAAAGGCTGCTTTATAACCAACATCATAATGTACGTGACTGTCTGGTGTTGTGTCTTCTGGTGCATATTCTAGTGTTGCTGTTGAATCTACAGTGTTTGCCATTTATACTCCTCGCATTATAGTATAATATATTTAGCCGAGGAATTATGCCATCTGAATGTTGCTGGTAGTTGCTGTATACTGTTTGGCAATTTCATCTTCTGTTTTAGCAATACAACTGACACTTGATGCCTGTAAGTTAAATTTAGCATCTGGAGATACACTAAACATAAATGGTGCTAGTCCCATTCCTTGTTGCTGCATGATAAGAACCATAGGCTTGAGCAATGTGTAACTCTTAGTATCTTGCGTCTGTAGTCTTGCGACAATTTCTTCGCCTGAACTTAATTTAAATGAGACAATGTCTCCGTCTTTGATAGGTGTTTCAATTAACATTATAGTGTGTGTCCTGTTCCGTTGTAACCTGTTTCTTCTAAGTAAG